ACTCGTAGTGCTGATACTATAAAAAGCATCGTTATTGATGCAATTAAAAACTATAACACAAATAATTTAAATAAATTTGATGCAGTATTTCGTGAATCAGCATTATCAATTTTAATTGATACTAGTGAAAGTAGCATTGTATCAAACATTACTAAAATTCAATTAAAGTATCTTTTAACACCACAATTTAATACAAATACAAAATATACATTTTCATTAAATAATCCAATTTATAGACCAACTTCAACACAAAATGCTTCTATTTCTGTGTCGTCATCAGGATTTAAAATAGCAGGAAGTACAGATACGTATTATATTGAAGACAATGCAATCGGTAATTTAAGATTGTTTTATCTTACTGCTGCAAACGTTAAAATTTATACACCATCATATATCGGTACAGTAAATTATTCAACTGGTAAAATATCAATTGATAGTATCAACATAACACAAGGTGATACTAATGGTAAAATAACTTTTAGAGTAGAACCTGCTTCTTATGATGTAATATCTGTTAGAAATCAATTAGCATTTATAAGAGAACAAGATATAGAAGTAAATGTTATATCTGATAAAATTGCTTCTGGTGAAAGCGTATCAGGAAAAGATTTTATATTCTCAACTAGTAGATAAAAACTATGCCAGCTTCAGTAAAAGCAACAGCATCAATAGTAGTTAATAAACAAGTTCCTGAATTTGTAAGGGATGATAATCAAAAGTTTATTGATTTTTTAAAAGCATACTATGAGTGGCTTGAAAATTTTTACCCACAACAACATTTAGAAGATATAAGAGATATTGACAACACAGTCAATATGTTTATTGAATTCTTTTCAAAAGAAATATTACACAGTATTCCAAGAGAAGTTATATCAGATAAAAGATTCTTAGCTAAACACATTAAAGATTTATACCTATCAAAAGGAACAGAAGCTTCATATAAATTTCTTTTTCGTATATTGTTTAATGAAGATGCCGAAGTATATTTTCCTAAAGTTGATATGCTTCGTGTATCAGATGGTAAATGGAGCGAAAGACAATTAATTCGTGTTGTTTCTACCACTGGTGATGCTCGTAATTTACTAGGACAATTAATTACTCAAACAAGAATATTTCCAAATGGCGATGTAGAAAAAGCAACAGCTCGAGTAGAGAACGTAATTCTTTTTCGATATTTGACACAAGACATAGCTGAATTAACATTAAGTAAAGATAGTATTATAGGAACATTTAAACAAACAAATGATATTCAAACATATACTATTACTGGAACATCTTTTATTGATAATACTCCAATAGTTTGTACTGTATTACCAATCATTCAACAATTTTCAATCATTAATAATCAAGGTGGAACTTACAGTAATGTTGGTGACATAGTTTATTTTTCTTCACCAACAGGAGTCCTTGCTCGTTCAGAAGTAGGAGCAGTTTCTCCTGGATCTGTTTCTGAATTAATTGTAGCAGCAGGTGGTGTTGGATATCAAATAGGTGATGTAATTAGTTTTAATAATACAGGAACTGGAGGACCAGAGTTATCACCATCATTAACTGCAACAGGATTTGTTTCAGAAGTAGATAGAGATTCTTTTTTATTAGAAGACGATTCAGGAAAATTACTTTCAGAAGAATTAGGAGATATTGATATTGAATCTTCAAATTCAGGTGCAATTAAGAAAGCAACTTTACTTTCAGGTGGTGCTTTTTACAGCAAACTTCCTATTTGTTCTTTACCAACTGGATCTGGAAGAGCAAATGGTAAAATATTAGCAGCATCAAACAGTATTGGTAGAATAACAAGTATTGTGACTTCTGAAAGTGGATTTGACTATATAAATCCTCCTTATTTTTTTGTACCTCTTTCTGTAGTTATTAAAAACCCATCAGGAAGTTTTATAACAGGTGAAACTATTACAAGTTTGCCACAATCAATTCGTTTAGAAAGAAATACTGATGATAATTTAATATTAGAAAATGGTGATAAATTTTTAAATGAGAAACAACAAGTTGCTCAAGCAATATTAGAAAAAATAGATAATGATACACATTTAATTAAATTAAAAGAAGGAACATCTTTTAATGGATTTTTAAAAGAAGATGAGAGTGGTTATATATTAGATGAAGATGCTGATATATTTGTAAGAGAAGAATCAGGACAATTTCAACACAATATGAGGATTAGAGGTTTAACTTCTAATACAACTGCAACTATTTGTTCTATTTCAAATCCAAATATTCGAGTAAGAGTAAATGCAGTCACTTCTCAAGTTGGTGGATTTAGTTCTTCAGACGGACAAATATCTGAAAGTTCTAAACGTATTCAAGACTCTCTTTACTACCAAGATTTTTCATATGTTGTAAAAGTAGGACAGAGTATTAACCTATATCGTGATGCTGTAAAAAAATTATTACATCCAATTGGTCTGGCATTATTTGGAGAAGTTAAAATTAAAAATACTATAAAAACCGAAACTAAACTTCGAAGAGAAATATTAAACTATAATATTCGTCAACTAATAGACTTAAAGATGAAAGCTGTAGGAAACTATCGTACAGCAGGAGAAATGTATGCTACTTTAAGTAAAAATCAGATAATTTTGGGCATAACAGACTTCGTAGTTTCAACACTAAATATAAGTGTATTAGCTTCAGAATTCTTACCAACATTAAACTTTCCAAACCTTACACCACAAGAAATACATTTGTTGGATTTAAGAGCAGAAGTTATAGGATTCGAACAAGCGAAACAGCTTGAAATTAATCTTGCTAAATTATTAACAAAAGCGAATAAACTAGATAGAAATCCAGTCACTTTACTTAATAAATCAACTCCTGCTTTCGATGGAAGTGCAAGAAGATATGGTATAAATTTAGTTGATCTTGAAAGATATAAATTTACTCATAAACCAAGTATTTCAGGTACTAAATTCGCAAATAGTGATGGAACTCCTGCATATACAACAGGTACATATGGATTAGCGAATACTTACCCAAATCCAAACTTTAATTATTGGAATTATGGTAATACTCAAATTAAAGATTTTACCAACTTAACTGTAGGAGAAATACTAAATAACCCTTATAGGAAAGTCAATTTTGCAATTGAATCAGAGATTGGTATTATCAGGCTTCCAGCATCAGCTTTAAGATTCTCGACAGACGATGCTCGATTCACGTTTGATGATACATTTACTATGGATGCAGACAGTGTAGAAATGGATGCGTCTATTTACAATTGGGATAATAACAATTTATTATTCGACTTATACACATAAACATTAAGGAAAAATAACCATGGCAGCAATTATTTCAAACAAATTCCGCATTCATAATGCGCAATCATTTTTAGAGGGATTCGATGAAGCATCCCCAACATCAATATATCTTGGTATAGGTCGTCCACAAAGTTGGGCTGATGATAACTTACCAGATACACCAAAAGATACAGTCGGCGACGAATTATATTACTGGGATGACATGATCGCTTTAAAGCGAGTACAAGCATCTGATGTAATATTAGCAATCCCAAGAAGAGATTGGACATCAGGAAAGTATTATGACATTTATCGTCATGACTATAATGGTGTGACTGCTGGAGTGAATATAAACTCAGGTGGTGCTACAGCCCCTGCAACTTTATTTGATGCAAACTTTTTCGTAATAACTGATGAATATAACGTTTATAAAGTTATTGATAACAGAAATTCAAATGGTGTTGTTGTTGCTTCTGTAAATAAACCAACAGGAACAGGAACTGCTATATTTTCTACAGCTGATGGTTATGCTTGGAAATATATGTTTACAGTTTCTCCTGCTAACGTTTTAAAATTCGTTTCTACCGATTTTATTCCAGTTAAACGTCTTATAACAAATCCTGGAGTGACTGATGCATATTACAATCAATATCTAGTTGAACAAGCTGCTGTTGACGGACGTATTGATAATATTGTTATCACAAACGTAGGATCAGGATATTCAAGTACTCCAACTGTGACAATCACAGGTGATGGTACAGGTGCTACAGCAACTGCTGTGCGTGATGCTGGTACAAACACAATTATAAGAGTAGATATTACTTCAGGTGGTTCAGGATACACTTATGCCAATGTAGCATTCACAGGTGGTGGTGGTGCGAATGCTGGTGCAACTGCAATTATTTCACCAAAAGGTGGACATGGTTCTGATGCTATAAAAGAATTAGGTGGATTCTATGTAATGATGAACGTAAGATTAGAATACAATGATGGATCTGGCGACTTCCCAGTTGACAATGATTATCGTCGTATCACATTAATACGTGATCCTTATAATTTTGGTTCTACAACTGTTGCTACTCTTTCAACAAGAACAGCATCTAAATCAATCGCTTATTCAGCATTAGCTGGTACATTATTAAATGATAGAAAAATCGTAGGTGGTACTTCAGGTGCAGTCGGAAGAATTACTAGCATTGATACAGCGAACACAACTATTAGATACATACAAACAAGCACAGATAATCCAACTGGTGTAGCATTTCAACCAGCTGAAACTGTGACGATGTATGCTGCTGATGGAACTACACCAACTGCTGTGACATTTACTTCTGGTGCTTTATCAAATCCAGAAATACAGCCAGACAGTGGTGATGTGATCTATGTTGAAAATCGTAGACCAATCAATCGTGCTATCGATCAAATCGAAGATATTAAAATTATCGTAGAAATGTAGAATTTAGTTTCTACTTTCTTAACAACTATATAAAGAAGCATGAGTATAAATTTTAACGTCACTCCATATTTTGATGACTTTAATGAGTCAAAACAATTCCTTCGTGTATTGTTTCGTCCAGGATATGCAGTACAAGCACGTGAATTAACTCAACTTCAAACAATCCTTCAAAATCAAATTAGTCGTTTTGGTGACCATGTCTTTAAAAACGGATCAATGGTTGTTCCAGGAGAAGTCAATTTTGATAATCAAGTACACTTTGCAAAACTAGAAGATCTATTTGGTAATACAAATGTCACATCTTATCTAACTCAATTCAGAGATAAAATAATTACAGGTCAAACATCAGGTGTTAAAGCTGTTGTGATTGATACATCTGAGTGCGGATGTATGGTTCCAGGAGATAGCAATGTTGCTACTCTTTATTTTAAAATGACTGACACTGCTTCTGATGGAGAAACTAAAAGATTTATTCCAGGAGAAATAATTACTGCAACTGCAGCTGATAATACAACTGCAAATAATTATCGATTAACAGCAAATCAAGTATCTGATATTTCAGTGACTGTTAAAACATTCGGTGATACAGGTCAAGCTGCAACTGTTTATACTAATAGTCCAACAACTGACGTATTGGGTTATGGAACAGTTGTTGAAGTGAAAGAAGGAATATATTATATTGATGGATATTTTGTAAAAAATCCTGAATTACATTTATATGTTGGAAGATTTACAAATACTGTCACTGCTCGTGTAGGGTTTGAAGTTATAGAAGAAGTAATTACACCAGAACAAGATTCTTCATTAAACGATAATGCACAAGGTTCAAATAACTTTGCTGCTCCAGGAGCACATAGATATAAAGTTTCAGTTAATTTAAAAAGACTTGCTTTAAACACAACAGATACAATTAAATTTATAGAATTATTACGTTTAAAAGATGGTCAATTATTACATAAAGTTGATAAAACTTCTTATGCTGAAATAGAAAAAACTTTTGCTCGAAGAACATTTGATGAATCTGGTTCTTACGAAGTAAATAAATTTAATCTTACATCTAGAGAACATTTAAACACTGGTACAAATGGTGGTGTGTTTCCTATTACCCCAGCAACTCCAGTTGCAGGAATTACATATGGAAGCAACGATAAAGTAGCAATCGCTGTTGATCCAGGAAAAGCATATATCGAAGGATATGAAGTTGAATCAGTTTCAACTAGATTTTTAAGTATAAACAGAGCAAGACCAATTAACAATGTTGAGAACGGACATATATCAAGATTAGATGATCAACCTATCGGAACAACTGTAGGAAATCACATATTAGTTTCATCAGTACAAGGTCTTCCACCAATAAGCACATTTGGAATAATATATCTTTGGGCTGGTATTGATAATCACATTACTCCACCAACAATCGGAACAACAACTAATATAAACAAAACTGGATTAATCGGAACTGCTAGAATTAAATCGTTTCAATTACATTCATCTTCTTATTCTTCTCCAACTTTTAAACTTGGTTTATTTGATCTTAAATTAGAATCAGGTTATAATTTTGAGAGAGATGTAAAATGGATAACTGATGTTGGTGCAACTAATCCAATTGGATTTTTCGCACAAGTAGATCAAACAACAACTCCAGTATCTTTAATCGGTACAGTATCAGGTACTTCTGGTGCTGCAACACTTACAGGTGTTGGTACAAGATTTCAAGATGAATTTAAAGTAGGAGATGCTGTAGTTCTTACAACATCAAATACATTTGTTGGATTTGTAGATGCAATAGCTTCTCCAACTTCATTAACAATTGATAGAAATTTTGCGGCAAATTACACAGGTGTGGTTTATGCTCGTGGCTCATCACCAATTTATAATCCTGAATTTCAATCATTAGTATTTAATACAGGAATTGAGAATACAAAAACTTTACGTGGTTTAGATTCAGCAACACTTCAAGATACTGTACTTTCTTCTACTCAAACTGTAAGACGTACAATAACTGCAACGTCAACTGCTGGTGGTGATTGGATTCACACATTAACAGAATCAACAGAATTTTTCTTAACTGATACAGATTTATCAAACTATACATTATTTGATAACGTAGCAAAAACAGTTGTAAATTTAACTTCTGCATCAATTTCTTTTGATAGTGAAGCAAATCGTAAAACTATCACAATTACTGGATTAACAGGTGCAAGAAGTTATACACTTTTAACAAGTATATTTCAAACTGGTGTAAGTGCTAGAGAAAAAATTAAAACAAAAACTTCATATACACAAACTATCACGACTGCATTAGCTGTAACAGGTAAATCTATTTTATTAGATCATGCTGATGTTTGTGAAATAGTTTCTGTGTTTATGACTCCAGGAAATTACAATTCATACAGTTCAGCTGGTGCAATTAATATAACTGACAGATTTACATTAGATTCAGGTCAAAGATTATCTCATTATCAAAAAGGTGCATTAGTATTAAGAGATGGTGTGGGAATACCAACAGGTGCTATACAAGTAGTTTATAGATATTTCGCTTACAGTGGTACAGGAAATTATTTCAGTGTTGATAGTTATTCATCTATACCTTATGAAGATATACCAGAATTTAAAATAACAAATCCTGATGGTACAACAACTACAATCCCATTACACGATGTTATTGATTATCGTCCAGTAATTTCTGGATTAAATACGTTTACACCAAATATACCAAAAATTGGTACAGATTTTAATACAAGTATTGCAAATTATTTACCACGATGGGATAAAATAATTTTAGACAGTGTTGGTAATTTTTCTATTCTTACAGGAGTACCAGCATTCGAACCAAAACAACCAGAAGATCCAAAAGAAGGATTAATTTTAGGAACAGTTTTCTTACCAGCTTATACTAAAAAAGCATCAGATGTACAAATATTTAAACGTGATAATCGTAGATACACAATGCGTGATATTGGTTTCCTTGAAAGACGTCTTTCAAATTTAGAATATTATACAAGTTTAAATTTATTAGAAAAAGAAACATCAACATTTAGTATTAAATCAGCTACAAGTGGTTTAGATAGATTTAAAAATGGATTTTTAGTAGATCAATTTACAGGTCATGGTGTAGGTAATGTTCAACATCCTGATTATCGTATTGCAGTTGATAGTGCAAAAAGAGAATTAAGACCAATGCACTTTACAGATGCTTTAGATATTATTGAAAACTTAGATTCTGGTCCGCAAAGAGCGAGTAGAGATTATCAAAGAACAAATGATTTAATTACATTACCATATACTGAATCATCATTTATTTTTAATCCAAATGCTTCAAGAACTATTGATGTAAATCCATATAAAATTGGTGCATTTAAAGGCGAGATTGAATTAACACCTGAAGGAGATTTCTGGAAAGAAACTGATAGAAGACCAGATCTGAATGTGAATGATGATAATGGATATGATGCTATAAGATTTTTAGGTGAAAGATTAGGTGTTACAGGATCTCAGTGGAACGAGTGGTCTTATAACTGGACTGGATCAACTGATCAAGTAAGAACATATGAAACTTGGAACGCAGGATTTGAAGAAACAATTACAACTCAAACAGGAACGCAATCACGTGAAGGAATTCAAACATCATTATCAGGAAGTGTAAATCAAATAAATTATGGCGATCGTGTTGTAGATATTTCTTATATACCTTTTATTCGTCCAAGAACTGTATCAGTTATTGCTAGAAATTTAAAACCAGATACTAAATTTTATGCATTTTTTGATGGTATAAGAGTAGACTCTTCTTATGTTAAACCAGCAGATGTATTTCGTTTAACAAAAGTTGCTGGTGCTGCAGATTTAAACTTTAATGTTCAACAAACTATTCAAACAGTTCTTTCTGATGATTTAGCAAGAACAGATTCTCAAGGTGTATTTCAACCAGCATTTTATTTCGGTGATATACTAAAAAATTCAGAACATACACCAGTTGTAATCCAAACAGTTAATCATATAACAAATGCACTTGGTGAAACATCATTTACATTAACAGTATCTTCTGCTACAGGAATTTCTCCTGGACATCACGTTCATTTATATAACTTTGATGCAGTAAGAGCAAATCCTGAAGTTGTTTCAACTATAATTGAAAATAATTTTACTTCAACTATTACTACTTTTGGAAACAATCATTCAAAACAATTAAATTTAAAAATATTTAAAGTTATAGCAGTAGCTGGAACTACAATAACATTAGCAAAAATTGATGGTTCATTAATTGAACCATTTGATTCTTATACAACTGCAGTATATCCAGCAGGAGATGGTGCTAGATTACAAAGATTACAAGCAAGTGGTATTGCTAATTTTGAAGGACCACAAACATCGGCAACTATTCGAAATATTTCAATAATTAATATTAAAAATGGATTTGCTATTGGTGATGTATTAACTGGAGAAGTTGATATAGGATCTGGTGCTAAGAATCGTGTAACAATAACTGCAATTAATAATGGAACAGATTCTTCAATCGCTCCTACAATGAAATCAGTAGGAGATACAATTCGTACTGACTCTAATGGTTCAGTTTGCTGTGTATTTAATATACCAGAAAATGTGTTTAGAACAGGAGAAAGAACATTTAAATTAATCGATAATATTTCAAATAATGATGCTGATTTTGATTCGAAAGGATCTGCTTCTTATATTGCATCTGGTACAACTTTAAGTAAAGAAAGAACTATTGTAAACTCAAGAGATGTAAGATATGTACAAGATAGAATATATGAAGAAATTCCAGCAAGACGTACAACTACAACAACTCGACTACTTTATACAATTCGTCGTGGTCATGATCCTGTAGCACAAACATTTGTCGTGTCATCAAAAGGTGGGGCTTTCGTTTCCTCAGTAGATTTATATTTTGAAGAAGCAGGAGCAAGACCTATTATTGTTGAATTAAGAGTGACTAATAATGGTGTACCATCTTCACGTGTAGTTCCATTTACAACTGTGACAAAATCTCCTTCTGAGATTAATACATCAACAAATGGTTCAGCTGCAACTAACTTTAAATTTTTAGCACCTGTATATTTACAAGATAATGAAACTTATGCTATCGTAGTAAGAACAGACGAGCCAGGAGCAAAAATATTTATTTCTGAATTAGGAGAATCTGATTTAATTACTACAAACATTATTACTCAACAACCATTAACTGGATCTTTATATCTATCACAAAATTCACAAGAATATAAAATTAATCCTTTATTGGATATGAAATTTAAATTATATTCTTGTACATTTGATACAAGTGTTGTTGCTGATGTTGAATTAAAAGCTAATCCACCAATTACATATACATTAGATGAAAATCCTTTTGAATTTACTCCATCAACACCACATGTAAGAGTAAGAGCAAGAAATCATGGATTTAATTTCAATGATGTTGCAATTATATCAGGTGTTGCTCCAGGACTTTATGGTGCAACTTCACCAAATGGTGCACCACATACATTATTAAATGGATCTCATTTAGTATTAGCTGAAGGATTAACAAAAGATTCTTTCATGATACAATTACAAACTACTGATGCAAATGGTGTAAATTTATTAACAGGATCAACTGCTAACTTTGTAAAATCAAATGTTGGTGGAACAAATGTTTTATGTTCTCGTCAATTAAATGTAGATGCCATTTATTTAAAAACTAACGATTTAATTTTTACAGACACAAGTATAAATTATTTTGTTTCTGCTTCAGATGCTGCTGGTACACCTACTGATTTCTTACCAATAGTTGCGAATGAAAACTATTATTTTACGAATAGAAAAGTAATTAAATCTTATGAGAACCAAGTATTACTTTCAACGTCTCCTTTATTAAAGAGACCAAGTTTAAAAATACGTGCTCAATTAAGATCAAATAATCCAAACATATCACCTGTGATTGATTTACAAAAAGCATCAATTTATGCTATTTCAAATTCAATAGATAATAAAACTGGTTCTAATTTAAATGTTTCTGGTGTTGATAATCGAAATATATTAGTTAATAACACAATTGTAGATTCAGATACTTTTATTACAGGAACAGGAACAATAACTACAAGCACAGCATCTACTACAGTGACTGGTGTTGGCACATCATTTACAACTGAAGCAAGAGTTGGGGATACACTTCGAGTAGGAGATACTGCAATTGGTGTAATTGATACAATTACAAACGCAACTACAATCGTATTAACTGCAAATGCTCTTGCAACAAATGCAGTTGGTGTTGCTTACAAAATAGTTGCAAGATCAGTAGTTCAATTATCTCATAATGCTTCAGGAAATGGTCAGTTAGTGACTTGGATTGATGCTGCTGATAATTTATTAGCTAATACGCAAATTGGAGCAGAATTAATTTTAACAGGAATTTACGCAAATAAATTAGACGGAACATATGAAATAGCAAATGTAGCTGAGGAATTTAGTTTAGATAGATTTGCAGGTTCAGCAGATGGAAATAAAGTGACAATTACACTAGATAGACCATTTGTAAATATTCCTACAACAAACACTATGTTCCTTGATGTAGTAAATGACTTTTTAGAATTTAATTTAGATGGTGTTCAAACTTCTCTTACAAATAGCACTTCTATTACATCAACTGCAGATAATACATCAAAAATTTCAGCAGGTGATATTATTGTATCAACAACGCTTTATGATGTAGTGACACCAGATGGTGGAACAGCACAAAGATTAGAGAAAAAAGTAGTTGGAACAGTGACTGCTGTTGCTGCTGGGTCAATTACACTTTCAGCAAATGCTACAGTAGCAATTAGTGGTGTTGTTATGGCTGTAAGAAAACCATTAGCTTCTTGGAAAATACAACAGTACGATGCTTTTGTTGATGACTATGCTCCAACTGGATCTACAAATTTAGCTAACTATATAACTCGTACATTAGCATTAACAAATCCAGCAAATAATATTAAAGTTATATTTGATGCAAATATACCAAACGATACAGATTTAACTCTTTATTATCGTGCTTGGAACGATGAAGTAAATTTAAATACGTTAAAATTTAATTCAATAACTTTACCTATTACATCAAAAGACTCATTAGATGTGTTTAGAGAAAGAATTGCTACATTAGAGAATATTGCTGCATTTAAAAACTTACAGGTTAAGTTAGTATTTAAATCAACAAATCCTGTTTATGTACCAAAAGTTAAAAATTTAAGAGTAATTGCTTATAGTTAATATATGAAATTTGTTAAAGTGAAAGATCATCCTAATTTAAAAAGGGATATTCATACACAAGCAGTAATTAACACATCTAATTCTGAATACGAAGAATATAAAAAAATACAAGAGAATGCAAGTCTTCGTTCAAGAATAATAGAGAATGAAATAAATAGTCTTAAGAATGATATATCAGAAATTAAGAATATTTTAAAACAAATAGTACAAGGAAAATAAACAATGGCAAAACAAGCAGTTGTAAATACTGTATCTCAGGCGAATACGTTCGATCAATGGCGTGTTCAAACGAATGAAGTAATTACAAAAACTAATAACCAAGAAGATTACATTGGTGATTTAGCATTACTTGATAATGCACAACCAGATTTAGTTTCTGGTATAAATGAAGCACGTGGATTTTCTTTGGCTATAACAATCGCACTAGGATAATAGAATGGCAAATGTATTTACAAATGGTCTAGCAAGAGACGTAGGAACTTCGCCTGCAACTATATACACAACACCTGTGAGTAAAAAAAGTATCGTAATTGAACTAGATGTATGCAATAAAATAAATGCAGCTATTCAAGTTGATGCTTATATAACTTCATCAGGGTCAGATTTTTATCTTGTTAAAAATGCTCCAGTTCCAGCAGGTGGAACTTTGCAGCTTATATCAGGACAAAAAATAGTATTAAAAGCAAACGAAGTTTTAAAAGTAGTTTCAAACACAGCTACATCAGTTGATGTTGTGGCAAGTGTTTTAGAAGACGTATAATAAACTAAGAAAATAAAAAATGGCTTATATTGGTTCATCAGCAGTATCACCACTTACAACTCAAATTCGTCCAAGAGATGAATTTGTTGGAAATGGTACACAAAGAGAATATGTTCTTTCACAGGAAGTTCCTGGAGGATTTGAAAGTAATGTTCTTGCTTTTGTTGACAACGTTCCTCAAGAACCAATTAGTGCTTATACTATTAAAGATATTCAAAGATTAACTCTTTCAAATGCTAGTACAAATAGTGTTAAAAATGTTACAATTGCAAAACCAACTGGAAGTATATACACAGGGGTTGTAGATTATTCTTTATCTGGAAATGTATATCAATCAGTTAATGCATTATTAAATGGAACTGGTTCATTTACAGGAAGATCTGCAAACACCTTTAGATTAGAACAACGTTTAATTTCAAATAATAATTTAATTGCTTCTATCACTTTAAATAAAACAGATTCACTTACTCAACCAAATCCTTTTGTTGGTATAACTGTATCTGGTACATTTTTAAATAATGGAATCACTGAATATGTAATAATTTATGATGTCACTGCAAATGATTATTTGGCTTTAACACCAAGTGGATTAACTCCGAGAGCAAATACTGGAGCAATATTATCAGATGACAAATATTTTACAGTATTTTCTCATTCTACTGAAATAGAAGCACCTAAAATTTCTGATCTAATAACACAAACTGGTTCTAATGCAACTGGAATAGTTGCAAATGCTACATCAAGTTATATAGATGTAATTCAAACCTCTACTGCAAATTTTGTCACAGTAGGAAATGGTGGACAATCTATTTCTTATAAAGAACCAAAATCAGTAAATTATTTAAATGATACAATCACATATGAAAACGTTATAGCTGGAACATTTTCTATAACTGCAGCTTCAACTTTAAAATTTAAAGCATTACAATTTACAGGTTATCCAAAATTAGGACAAAAAATTTTAATTAACCACATGGGTGGAAGTAATTATCAAATAAATCCTACAGCTGGAAGTGTCACAGATTTAGCTTTATCAGATAATTTAAAAACTTTTACAGTTGATAAATTTACAGCTACACAAGGTCAACAAACATTTACATTATCAAAAGTGCCTGTAAGTGTTCAGAGTATTTTAGTGACTCTGAATGGAGTAGTACAAACTGACACAACAGGATACACTTTACAAAATGGGAATGAGTTAGTGACTCAATCTCCATTAAATGCTGGAGTAAATGTAAATGTACTTCATTTAGGATTTAGCACAGTTTCAAGAAATTCTTTTACAGATGGTTCTATAACTGCGTCTGCTCTTCAAGATTTAACAATAACTGGAACTAAAATAGCTAATTCAACAATTACAAGTTCAAAACTTGCTGCTGGTGCAGCGATTGCAAATATTGGATATACACCACATAATCCAACATCTGGTAGTACTCAATCATATTCTTCTGCAGTCACTTTTAATGGCGTAATTAATACTAATGGAAATATAGTATTTCCTGGATCGGCAAATCCAAGTGTAGACGCAAATACACTTGATGAATATAGAGAGGGTGACTTTTCACCTACACTTGTTCCAGCTACGATTGGTGGAACACCAATAGTGCTTTCAACAACAGCAGGAAAATTTATTAAAATTGGAAGATTAGTTCATATAAGTATTCGTATGGTTATATCTTCGTTAGGAGTAGGAAATTCTGGTTCTATTAAGATTGGTAGCTTACCATTTCTAATAAATAATAGTGGTAATATAATAGATGAATATTCGCCTATTTTAACTACAAATACCACTGGTATGACAAATCCATATGTCACTACAATACCAAATACATTAACGTTGCAAATTACTACTGATGGTTCAACTGATGCAACAGTTGCAAATTTAACAGGTACAAGTACGTTATTAATTAATTTAACGTATATGGCAAACGTATAAAAATACTAAATAAGGGAAGTAAAATGCCTATTAGCAAAATTCTTTCGAACTCGATTCAAGACGACCTTAAATTTAGAGGAAAAGGTACAGGCTTAGTAGCAGATACAAGCGATAATCGTTCGAATACTCCAACTACAGGAGATATGAGATTTAATACCACTGTGGGCAAATACGAACTTTATAATGGAGCAAAATGGCAAACTGTTGATCCAAGTGAAATTTCAATGGCAATGTCAATCGCTCTTGGTGGATAACCAATTATTTTCATATTATGAGATTTAAATCGAGTGATGAATGGGATTGGGAAATAGTTTTTAGTAATCGTAAAGATAATTTAGTCCTTCAAAAAGCAACAGGTTTTAAAGATAAAGAAGGATGGATTGGTATTCCAAACATAGAACTATGTACTCTCACAGTTTTAAAAGAGGGATTAGTTTCAATTCGTGATTGGGACACAAAACAAGATTTAGGAGTAATGGGACCAAACTTTAGATTCCATTATTCTAATATTATGAAAGGATATGGTGATCGAAAAGATTATTTCGGTAATTCACTTCCTTCAGATGAAGAAATACTCAAAACAGCGAGTAAATCTCACGTAAGATTAAAGACTGTATCTGAAAAAAGTATATTTTATTGTGTTTCAGATCCACTCGATAAAGTAATATGGGATGGTTATTCAAATATATTGAATAATACACCAGAAATTTTTAAAATAAACAAAAATACATCTTTTTATAGATTTATCTCATTAGATGATAATATAAATATAGATGGTAAAACAATTGAAAAATATCGTCCTATTGGTTTGGACATCTATGATAAGAATATAACCTTTACTGGAAAAGGTATGTACTTAATTATAGCACCTATTGGTATATACAATAAGAGTGATAATTTAAACCCACGATATGTAATAACTGATAATTAAATCCTAAAGGAAACACGCAATGGCAAAAAAACTCTTCTTAGCATCTGATATTGATGTAGCTCAAAATGCAGTATTACTCGATGGTAATATACCAATCGAAAGACTTTTATTAATCACAAACGTCACAGCTGGCGCAAATAAAATTGTTTATAACTTTGCAGATAGCACTTTAGGTGCAACTTCATGCGCATACATACCAGCATTAAATCAAACTAGATTAGTTCTTGCTGTAAATTTTGCAACTGCAGCTGCTGGTCCTATTACAGCTGATTCTAAATTACAAATTTTTATAGAAGAAGAGTTCTCAAGAGTTGGATTCGAAGAAGCCATGATCGATCCAGTGAACAAATTACGTGTATCAAATCCAGAAAACTTAATCGATACAGACTTTGAATATGGTTCTCAGTCAACAAAATGGGAAACACTTCAAACAGTTTTAAATATTCCTACAATTTATTCATCTTCAGGAGATTTGACTCTTGAAGGATTAGTTTCAATTAATACAACAACAAATTCAAAACAAGTAAGATGTGTATTTACACTTCCTCACAATCAAATAGTAGGAAATGCTATTCAAGTCACAGGTGTTAGCAATATCACTTGCGAAGGAGCATTCTTAGTCACAGGTGTTGTTAATTCAACAGAATTTTTCTACGAAATAGATCAAACTGCAATTGCAACAGAAAACGTTGCTGGTTCATATACTTCAGTTATTCCTGCTAAATTCTTTGAAGGATCAAATTTAATTTTAGATTTAAATGCAAGAGATGCATCAGATAATCCAGTTGCTCCTATTCAAACAAATGGCGCAAGTCCTTCAACACTATCTGTAAGAACACTAGAGCCACATGGTCTTAAAATTGGAACAAAAATTTATTTAAGACAAACAATTGGTCCTAAAGAATTAACTATCACAGATCCAACATTAACTGCACCAGATGGTCGTCCTTACATAGATTCATCTCCAACTATTACTATTACAAACAACGTAGATGGAACTTCTTCTACTGGATCAGCAGATCTTCAATACGATCGTCCAGTTGTTACATGGGATTGGCAAACTACTTATGGTAAATATTTACAAACTTCAGATATTAACGCAGCTGCAGATGAAATCACTTGGAATAGCCACGGATTAACTGCGAATGCAGCATTACTTTTTAACGATCCAGTTCGTGGCGACGACACAACTGCTACAACAAATGGTGGAATGACTGATGGAACAGTTTATTATGCTTCTATCGTAGACGCTAACACAATTAAATTAGCAACTGATTATGGTACACTTGCAAGTTTTGTAAATCTTACAGCAATATCTACAACAAGAGGTTATCCTAGATTACAATTAGTTTATAAGGTTGAGGGTAGAAGTGATTCTACAAGATATACTGCTTTCTTCTCAAGAAACGTGACTACAGGTGCTACAGGAAATTATGATGTAGGTTATATCAATAATACAAACACAAACTCATTTACATGGAACGTACAATCTATAATGGGAGCATCTCGTGTTCCAACTCGAGGAATAATTAATCAATTATATTTTGAAGGTGCAAACACTGCAGGAAGTCCAATTAATATCACTTACATAGCAAGAAATTATTTAAATCTTGGTAGTGGTAATATTAGTTATTCTCTTGGTGCTAAAGGTGCATCTCCTGGAAATGAATTCCCTAATACAGATGTAACAAGATGTTTTTATGTTTCAGGTGGAAGTTATTTCATAGATATTCAATATCAATTTGGTGCGATTAACAGAGATAAATTTGGTAATCCTACTTCAAACTATCGTCACATTTATTATATAGTAATAGATCACGTACCAACTTCTTTAAATACAGCACATTCAGGAGCAGATTTAGCTGGAGGACAATTTGGAAAAGGATCACGTGCAGGAAATAGAATTATAGGATTCCAAGGTCGAGTTCCGAATGGATCTTCTACAAATGGTTCATCAGATGGTTTTACATTCCAAGCAAATACAAGAAATAATGGAAGATATGGAACTTCAAATCCTCCATACAATTATCAAGTCAGTGATACAACTACACTTGGAAGTTTTATTGTTAATTATCCAGAAACTGGAAATTCAGATTATGCTGCTGGCTCTGAAATATATTACAGTTTCGCTGATGATTTAACTGCTTTAAAAAATACATTTTATATTCCAAGTCATGGAATCACAAATAATGAAACTTGTACAATTTCAATTACTGGTGCTGGATATTCTACAACAAATAGATTCGCATTCGTAAACTCTTCAGCAACAGTTGTTCCTTATACTGTTTCTGAATTTTCTGTGACTGCAAACGTTGTAAACGCAAACTATTTAAGATTTACATCTAAAACTACACCATTTACAAATGATATAGCTTCTTTCCCAGCAGCTTTCAGTGTTGCAAATAACAGAGTAAACACTCTTTATAATACAGTTTATATTCAAAACCACAAAATATCAGGACAAACAACTGCAACTTATACAACTGCAGGAACACCGATTGGTGGATTAACAAGTGGCACAAACTATTCTCTTCAATTCGTAAACGATTCTCGTTTAATAATTAAAGCTGCGAATACTAGTGGTTCTGGTACTGCTACAACTGCATCTTTTGGAAGTACAAGCACTGCATTAAACCAAGTGTTTACTGTAAACATTGAAACTCCATTAGGAACAGCACCGACTCAATGTACTGTGACAATGATACAACATAGAGGAAGATTATCAACATCAAATCGTTTCTTAAGAACAAGATTTGCTGATAATATAGTATATAACATTGGTGCAGTGAACGGACAAGATTCAAGCATTTTCCAAAATGAACCAACATGGATTCCAAAAGATGTTTCATCATTCTTAACTGGTTCTCCAGTTGGTGTGACTGTGACTGTTTCTCCAACATCAGGTGTAAACGCTGCTGTTCCAGGAATGACAAACTGGTGGGAACTTAGACTTGTTGTATCAGCTACAGTAGGAACAATTCTTCTTACTTCATCAGGTTCAGGTGTTCAAACATTTAATGTTCTTTCTCAAGATGGTGCGTATGATGGTATCTATACAATAGCTACTACACCAACTTCTGAGTCATTTACAGTAAATGCTCCATTTAAAATTCCAGCAAGAACATATTCTTTTGATTCTCGTTCTGATGCGAATAGTGGTGCTGTCAATTCAACAAATGATACAATTGTTTTAGGAACACTAAGTACTCCTTACAATCCTACAAACTTCTATCCAGGAGAATTAGTATCATACGTTCCAGGAGCAGGAAACACTGATATAGTTGCAGCTGCTGGAGTAGATAACAATTATCTTTATGCGATCCCTGTATCTGAGATAGCAATTTCTTTAGCTAACTCTTATGTTTCAGCGATTGGTGGACAAGTGTTACAATTAACACCAACAGGAACTGCTCAAACTCAGTCTATTCAAACAACAAACGTTTTGAAAACAACTAAACAAACTGGATCAGTAAGTGGAACACAAAATGCAAGAACAATTATTGGTTCTGGTACAAGATTCTTAAGCAAATTCAAAAGATTTGATTCAATTTTCATTTATATTGGAGCTAGACTTTATGAATTTATTATTGATCGTGTTGTTTCTGACACAGAAATGTCGATAGATCCAGCACTTGCAGGATTCCCATCTACATTTACGACTGCAAACTATGCTACAATTAGTTCTGTAAATTTACGTCCAGATGGTTTCTCTTTACATAAATCATTTGACGGAGGTATTGATATAACGGCAGGAACTTCACCAAACAGTAAGATTGTTCGTCAATCACGTAAATACTTTAGATATCAATCTGGTAAAGGTATTCAAAACTCATTTGCGATTAACTTTTCGCCTTTGAAAACTTTACAAAAGCTTGAGTATATAAACATTGGTGGTGCTACTCCAAATGCTATAAGAGCAACATGTCAAGAACCACATAATTTATCTGTAGGAAACGTAGTAATTATAGATAAAGCTATTGTGACAACTGGAAATAACGTTTATAACGGAACATTCCCAGTTCATTCAGTACAAGATATAAACACATTTACATATCTTGTTGGTGCTATACCACAACAACAAAGTGCTGCAGGATTCCCAGAATATGGTAGAGATTCTTGGTCTCAATCAGCTATTCGTGCAGGTATGTTTGATGATGCGAATGGTTTCTTCTTTGAATATGATGGTCAAAAACTATATGTTGTAAGAAGATCTAGCACACTTCAATTATCAGGAAACGTTGCTGCGACTAAAAATTCTCAAGTGATAACTGGTAATAATACTTCATTCCAAACACAATTAGTTGTTGGAGATCATGTACAGATAAGAGGTCAAATATATCGTGTTATCGCAATTGACTCTGATTCTCGTATGGTTGTTCAACCTCCTTATCGTGGAATTACAGCTACTGGAATCAAAGCGACAATTCGCGAAGATGTAAAAGTAGAACAAGCTAATTGGAATATTGATCCATGTGACGGAACTGGTCCGAATGGATATATTTTTGATATTCATAAAATTCAAATGTGTTATGCTGACTATTCTTGGTATGGTGCTGGTAAAATAAGATTTGGTACAAAAGACGCCAAAGGTCATATTCATTACCACCATGAATTTATACACAATAACAAATTAAATGAGTCATATTTACGTTCAGGAAACTTACCTGCAAGATATGAAATTGAAAACGGAGATGCTCCGACATCAGCTCCTACATTATTCCACTTTGGTACATCTGTTATTATGGATGGTACGTTTGATGATGACGATGCTTACTTATTTACAGCACAGTCAAAACCTTTCGTGTTCGCACTTGGATTAACTCAAACTGTAACATCATCAGCAGCAAGTCAATTCAATGAAATTACATTAAACTCACGTCGTGTGTTTGTGTATTCTTTCCAATGTGCTGAAGCAGATGCTAATAAAGCGATTGTGGGACAATTAATTAAAGATGCGACTGGTAATATACCAGATGGTACTTATGTTTCTCAGGTTCAAAAAGCTGGAGCAAGTTCACGTATATTTACTTCTTTCCCTGCAACAACATCAGTTCCAAACAATCCAGAAATACCAACTAGCACAAGCTTTACAATTGGTGAAAACGCATTCGGAAATGGAGCAGTTGACTTAACACGTCCTATTCCTCTTATTTCGATTCGTTTAGCACCTGCAGTTGACTCTGGTATAACTGGTGCAGTAGGTGAACGAGAAATTATAAATCGTATGCAAATGAAATTAGACTCAGGTGCTGTCACTACGAATAAATCATTGAACGTGTTTTTCATTCTAAATGGAAACCCATCTAAATTGACTTTTGAAAAAACTCAATCTCCATCTTTATCTAACGCAATATCTCATGATACAGGTGACATTATTAAAGATGGAACTGTTATTTTCTCATCTCAAGCTTCAGCTGGTTCAACTAACTTTGTACTTAGTGGGTTAATTGATATGGGTAATTCGATTTTAGGTGGTGACTCAGTTTATCCTAATGGTCCTGACTTATTAACTATTGCGATTCAACCTACGGATACTTCAACGATTACACAAGCTTCACCATTAATCGTGACAGGAAAATTATCTTGGTCTGAATCTCAAGCTTAAAAGGAAAGAAACAATCCTATGGCTTACTTGGGTAGAGATCCAATACATGGTAATTCTGAAATACAAGTGTTTGCTCCGAATGGAAGTTCGACAACATTTGCTTTAGATTTTCCAATTGGTTCAGCAGGAAGCATTCTTTTAATTAAGAATGGCTTAATTCAAAAACCAAGTACAGATTACACAATTATAAATGGGGGTAGTGCTATTTCTATAGCAGGTGCTCCCATTTTAGCAGGTGTTAGTCTATTTGCAATTTATCTTTCAACACAATATCTTCAAAATACAATCCCTGACAATTCAATCAGTGCTGATAAACTTTCATCTTCATTAAGAGGTAAATTTCCTAGTGATGTTATAGTTCCAGCAGTTGGTTCAACAACACTTACTTATGGTGTTGGTAAATTTTTTATTTTAGGGAATGATCTTAATTATAGTTTAACATTACCAGCTTCTCCTGCGATTGGAGATATGTTTTGGTTAAATAGACCAGCAGGATCAACTGTTGGTGCAATCACTGTGACTATTAATACAAATAATCAAAATCTTTCAACAGGACAAGGCACTATAACAGTACAAAATAGTGCTACTGCAACTATTACTATGACAGGACAGTCAGCATTTACAGAAAATGATAGAAAAACACGTTGGTTTGTGTTTTTAGGAGTAATTGGTGGTACAGATTTTGGTTGGTTTGAGTATAAAATTAATGCTTTTTAATTTTTAGTTTTAATAAATAGGTATAAGAAATGGCACAAATAACAGATTTTTTTATAGATCAAGGATCAGATTGGTCTGCTATTTTAACATTCAATAATACTGATGGAACACCAAGAGATTTTACAAATTGTACAGTTTCTGGGCAAATGCGAAAAGGTTATGGTTCAACGTCTTATACTGCTATAACTACTACATTTGTTGCTCCAAATACAAGTGGAAAAATTAAACTTGCATTAGGAAATGCAACTTCGTCAGCGATGAAAGCTGGAAGATATGTGTATGATGTTGAATTGACAGATTCATTCAGCTTAAAAAGTAGATTAGTTGAAGGAATTATAACAATAACACCAGAGGTCACAAGATAAATGGCTGATACATTAACAGTAAATGTAGACTCACAAGGTAGTACGATTAGTCCGAGTAATACTACTCTGACAACTTCAACTACAACAGATGGTGGTGGTTCAACAATTACAACAATAGGAATTCAAGGAACGAGTGGTGCTGCAGTACCACTTTCTGAAAACGTGCAAGTTGATATAGTATCAGAGGGATTAAATAATGGTTCATTATTAGTTTATAAAACAAATACTTCGAAATGGACAGCAACTAAAACATTAAATCTACAAACAGTAGACAGTGGGGAATTTTAATAGGAGAAAAAAATGGCATCAATTATAAGAATTAAACGTTCGACGACAGCAG